TCTTACGAATTGTCTTACCTTTAATCCATTTATAATAAATTTCGCAGATTGGCAAGGGGTCTTGTTTCTGAAACTCTGTTCCTGTTTCTTTAACAATCCTTAAAATCTCAAGTCTAATCTCTTCATTATTAAGATGTTCATTTGTTTCCACTTAACATCTCCCTCAAAGTATAAACTTGTTGAACAATTTTATCATGATTAGGATGAGATTTGTTCCAATATGGACCATTCTTATCATTCATAATTTGATCTATTTCAGTTTGAATATCCTCACTTCTATCCATGTTTTCAGATTCAGTAGACAATATTTTATCTTCTGACATCATGTTTGCGATCTTTGCAAAGCCTTTGATGACATCAACATTATCTCCAAGTCTACTTCCATCTGCTAGTTGCATCTCAAAAACTTCTGGTGATAGATTGGCAGCAGCCAAAGATTTAGCTTTAGAAATATTTGCATCATAATCTCTACCCCATTCTTGTCTAAGTAAGTTTTGAGCTTGAGCTTGTGATGTTTCTACATCTACTTTTGCTTGCTGACTTTGAGCTTCCATATTATTTTTATAAAAATCCAAGACACCTTTTGCTTGTTCGTTATTCAAACCTAACTTAAAAGATTGTTCTTGAAAACTTTTGATTGCTTGTTCATCTAAAGAAACAACATCTGATTTTACATCTAATGAATATTTATCTGCAGAATCTGGTCTACCCATTTTTATATAGGCTTCTTCCCATTGATCTTCAGTAAAATTTTTATTAGGCACAACCATCTTATCTTGTCCAATCATTCTAGTTGCATTGATGTATGACTTTGCAAGTGCATCTATCTCTGTAAACTTTTCAATGTTAGGATCGTTTCTATAGACTTCGCTTATAGATTCTTTCCAAGTTGATTGAGTTGGTTGTGGTGCAGGTGTGTCTGCTTTGGCAACAGTTGATTGTGTTGCTTGTGGTTGTGCTTCTGTAGTTGTCTGTTCTACAGGCACAGTTTCCTGTGTTATCTGTTCGCTTGACATTTTATTTATCCTTTGTTTGCAGCATTTGTTTTATAAATAGAAGAACGCTGCGTTGTCCTTCCATATATGCACTTTCATGACTATCACCTTTGATGTTGGTGGTATTCATAAAATGACATCTTTTTTCAAGATCAGCCATGACCCTAGAGCCTTCATCTGAATTGAATATTATTTTGTAATCTTCTTGTAGTTGTTTTATTTTTTTTTCTAGTTCTTTTTGATCCATACTATTCTGCATTAACTAGAGCTTTTGCCTCTTCTGGCAAAGCCTTCGCTAATGGAGCTATCTTTCCTCCTGCGTCTGCAACTTGTTGCATCTGTTGCATTTGTGCTTGTTGTTCTGCAAGTTGAGCTTGCTGTTCTCTTTCAGCATTAACTTGTGATTGTAGTTTTAAAACTTTTTGCGGTACGCCAACTAAGTCTGCTACATGCTTGACCAACGCATCAAAGTTAATGTAATCAAATACTGGAGCAACATTAGCAAGTGATCCTAATATTTCTATTGCTCTAGTGATTGATGAAAGCTCTGTAGATTTTTGTGCTTTAGCTAATGGTGATACATATTCAATTTCAATATCTTGACCTGATAAGAAATCAGGTGCTGGAGCAAATTGATTGTTTCTTAAAAGTATTGCAAAGCATCTGTCTATCATTGGTTTTAATAATTCTGATTGTAGTCTACCTAATACTGGTCCTAACAATCTCATCTTCTCTTCGTTTCTTTGTATGACTTCTGTTGCTGTCATCTGTGGTCCTTGTTGTAGCAATAGTTGATCTACATAGAATACATTTCTAATTGCAGTTCTTCTTTGCTCTTCCATGTTCAAACCTAATGGATTGTTTGCACCAATGTTTAATGGTTCAATTCTATCTCTTGTACCTGATCTATAAAAGTTTAGTCCTCCCGGTACAGTTCTAACTGGTAATAAGAAACCATCATCAGGAACTAATAGAGGTGGGTCTACTTGTTTCTGTGCAGCTTTGATAGTTGTCTTTGACATTTCATTTAACATCTTAACATCTGGCAACGCTGTCATTGCAGGACTTCTTCCATAGATTTCATTTGATGCTTTTAAATATCTTGGTACTACAAATGGAAACTCTCTAAATCCACTTACAGATAATTCATTACCATTTTTATATTCCATATACACAGATTCAAATGGCATGTTTGCTTTATCTTTTTTATTAGGATTAAAGTCTGCTCTTGGATAAACTGCATGTAAGATTTCTACTTCTTCGTATGGATCTTTCTTTGCTTTTGTTTGTACATCTGATGAAACATTTTCACCAAACTTTTGTATTGCAGCTCTAGCTGATATTTTAAATCTTCTATAGATTGTATCTATTCTACCTTTGTCATTCTCTGCAATAAATACTTCGTTAATATGTCTTGTAGAAAATTTTACAATATCTTCATCATCTTCTTCAATAAACATTGCAGCTGTACCAAATGTGATTAGGTCATGATACAATTCAAATATTTCTTGTTGAAAGTTTGATCTATTAAATGCTGTGTACATTGCATCTGTAGATGCTTCTAACCAAAGTTTAGCTTCATCTTCATTATCAATTTCTTGATCTTTAAATCTTAAAGTAAACCAAGGAGTAGAAGGGTTAGTCAACATTCCATGAAGAGATGCAGCTAACAACTCTACTGCTTGTAGGGGAGAAGAATCAAAAATAAGTTCAGTTCGTTTATCACCTCTTGATCTTTGTTTAGTTACATCTGCTTTTCTTGGTTGCATATAATCTGCAACTTCTTGCCAATGTGTTTCCCAATTTTGTCTTTGACTTTCTAATTTGTCAAATCTTGATAATAAACTTTTTGTTAAATCTGTTTTTGCCATTATCTTCCTAATAAACTTTTCTTACCTAATGTTAATGTTTCATCTTCTACACCTTTAGAGCTAGTCATAATTGTAGATGATCTACCTTTTGCTTTTGTCTTTCTTGGATCATAAGCATCAGCTGCTTGTGATTGTGAAACTTCTGCTACTGTTGGTGTTACAGGAGCTGGAGTTGGTGCTGGAGGTGGCGGTGGGGGTGCTGGTGGTTTTGGTCTAAATACTCCTCCCATATTATTCTCCAAGTGTTAAAGAAGATTTAGTTTCTTGAATAGTTTCTTTTTTATTTTCAGTTTTAATTTCTTTTACTTCTTCTTTTAAAACTAAAGGTTCTTCTTCTTTTTTAATTGTTTCTTTCTTTTTAAAAAATTTTTTTATTACTTCAAACATTATGATCCTAACAAAGTTTTCTTTTCTGTTTCAGCTTCTTCTTCTACACCTAGTGGTCCAGTTAAAATTGTAGACCTTCTGCCTTTTCGCTTTCTTTCAATCGCAGCTTGTTCCGCTGCAATTTCATCTTTTTCTTCTTGAGAAAGTTCTGATGAAGGTGGTTCTGGCAAGGGTTGAACTGGTGGTAGCGGTGGCATTTTTGGTTTTAAGAATCCCATAATTATATAATCCTATATTCATTATCTGCTACACTTTGTGGAGCTGATTGTCTAGTATTAATTTCTTGTAGTCCAACAGACAAGTAACGCATAGCATCACAAGCGTGTGAACTCCAATCATGTACAGGTTTTGATCTAAACATT